TTAATCCTCCGGCCATGTCCAGGACGGCCAGTAATATCCCTGGCCGAGATCGGCACCCGCCTGCAGTGCCCAGATACGATCGCGTTCAGTCTCAATACCTTCGATGAGTACGCTTCCGGCCAGCTGAAAGCAAAGTGAAACCAGTTTCCTCAGTGCAGGTGTGGCGCGTAAACGCCAGAATGCGTTCTTATCGATTTTGATGCCGTTCAACGGTAATCGACAAAATAAAAACGGCTGAATGATAGTTTCGTCGATATCATCCAGCCAGATAGTGTGTCCCTGTTCCTGAAGTTGCCGCAGGTTGTTAACGACGCTCTGCTTCTGTGCGGCGGAGAGCGTCAGAAAGAGAGGGAGGTCGACAATCTCAATATTCAGCGGCGCTGTTTTCATATTGATGAGCCGCACAAAAGGCGCAGGTGCTGTCAACACGGTTATCGGCAGATTAATAAAAAGATTATTGCCGTGCGGGGTATTTTTTAATGCGGCCAGCTGCGCTTCAAGCAGCGTCAAAGACGCGTCTGCCGACTGATGGCGGAAGAAGTCCTCGCTATGCCCGGTGTCGGACAAGACGCTCAGGACCTCCACGCCGACCCGGCGCCGGGCGTTGAGGGCGACGATAGGCTCCAGTTTGATGCCGACGATGTCCTGAGAAATAGACTGTAATCGGGGGGGCGTATCGAACGGGTTTTGCGCTGTCACTCCATTGTCCTGTTGTCTGTCAGCCTCCAGGCGGCCGGGATACCTCGCTCTAGTGTGACGAGCTGACGTTCAGGAAAACAGCAGGCGTTACTTAAATGCAACTAAGCCTTTTCGCAGCGCTAAATTTTAAGGTGAAACAGCGAGAAATGTTGAGAAAATAACCGTATTTACAATCGGCTAGCGGTAATTGCCTCTGAAAGCGGAAAAGGCATTGACTCACCTGCCATTGACCGTATAATTCTTCGCGTTTCACCGCCGCGAAGTTCACTCTTCTCAGTGCGCCCTTAGCTCAGTTGGATAGAGCAACGGCCTTCTAAGCCGTAGGTCGTAGGTTCGAATCCTACAGGGCGTGCCATTATGAATCATGCACTTACGCCTCCTTCAATTCCTCCTTATTTACGGCGTGGGACATATCTGGGACATCACCCCCAAAAATCGAGTCAATTTGCTTAGCATGATCAGTTAAATGGTTAGGTGCTAAGTGGGCATATCGACGGACCATTTCGATACTTTCCCAGCCCCCCATTTCCTGCAGCACAGATAGCGGAACGCCGGACTGAATTAACCAGCTTGCCCAGGTGTGTCTCAGGTCGTGGAAACGAAAATCCTCAATACCTGCGCGACGACAAGCGGCATTCCATGCACTCTGGTCATCAACCCGCATCTTCCTCACCGATGGAGTCTTTGATCCATCAGGACGAACACCGGCTTTCATATGGACGAACACCCATTTATGATGATTGCCAATCTGATCGCGCAGTACCTTACAGGCCGTATCATTCAGCGCTACGCCAATAGCTCTGTTTGATTTACTGTCTTCAGGATTCACCCAGGCAACCCGACGCTGCATGTCGATTTGCTGCCATTCCATATTGATGATGTTCGAACGACGAAGCCCGGTTGCCAGCGCAAACTTAACAACCGACTTCAGCGGATCAGGGCATTCCTCAATAAGCCTCTTCGCTTCCTCATGCTCTAGCCATCTAACCCGCTTATTCCTAACCGCGGGAACCTTTATCACAGGTGCCTTCTCCAGCCACTTCCAGTCACGCTCTGCCGCACGCAGAATAGCCTTCATCAGTGCCAGATGTTTGGCCTTGGTTGAAGTGGTGACGGGGGAGGCTGAATATACTGGTGCTGGCTGTCCATTCTTCTGCGCCGCGGCTGCCTGAATCTTCCATATCTCAAGCAGCTTGCGATTGCTCATCTTGTTTACTGCTAAGTAAATCCTTTGCTCAGTGACATCCTTTAAACGAATCCCTTCGAAGTGTGCCAGCCAGAAAGCCATGCGGCTGCGGTCGTCTTTCAGTGACTTCTTCTCTGCCTTTTCCTCAAGCCACCGCATACACGCATCATCAAACGTAACATCAGGGAAATCACCTAAACGGTCTACTCGCCACAGTTCAGCTTTGCGCTTGTCATGTAGCTCAGTAGCGAGCCGTTTGTCGGAAGTCCCAAGGCTTTCCTTAATTCGCTTCCCGCCCGGGAGCGAGTACGATGCGTACCATATTTCACCTCTGCGGAAGAGTGACATTGTCTTTCCTCTTTAATGCCATCACCCGCGCTCACGTCGACAGTATGCAGCGGAGACTGAAGCGCCGCAATGCAGGCTTGGCGTGTAGTGAGGTATGGGGATTTAGGTTTGGAAGGGTCTTTGCGTGTTGCCTGAAGGCGGCCTGTGCGAATCCAGTTGGTAGCGGTGGGTCTGGATATCTTGAGAAATGCACAGGCCTCATCGAGTGTGAGGCTGTGTGATTCCATGGTTACTCCGTCAGAATGTCATCAATTCCACTTTATCTCTGATGGATTGAGCTATTTTCTCATCGATATACCCCTCCATCTCGTCATGGTCTACGCACCCAACAACTATATCTCGCTGCTCAGGTGAAAAGTGATCATCCCGGTAATCACTCCACAGCACTGCAGATAACCTTCCTCCAAGAATATCAGTGCCACCATTGACGGCAGGCTCTTCTCCATCCTTAAATTCAACCACAAAAGTAACTTTGCCCATTATCTATCTCCAATAAAAAACCGCCATTGTGGCGGTCTAGTCGATGCGGATGCCTGCTACTTCACCGGCTGCTATCTTGTCGTATAGCTCATACCAGGCATGGCCAATGAGTCGTCCATCACTCATTTTCTCTCCATATTCAAATCTGCCAACTGTTGGGTCTGCACGAGCAAGTGAAAGCACACCGATTTCTCGTTTCTTGTCTGCTTCTGATCTAATTGGAGTGATTGACCAATGCTTTGTCATGAGTACGCTTTCGACTGGAACATGATGTTGCTCGTTGGTCTTGTAGGTATGAAGGATTGTGTACTCACCTGAATAAAGGATTTTACCGAGCAACTTCTCTTGCCCATCACTTGGGAATTGGTTGCAGATGCATTGCACGTCTGCTCCGACAGGAGGCACCCCATCTCCATTCCATTCTGACATGCGCTCTTTTACCTTAAATGAATCGAACGCTTCAGCTGGTTTACCTAACATATTCATCTCCTTAAGCTAATTTCTTATACACGCGAGGCTCATCAACAGTAGCCGCGCGAATTTCGTGTTCTGCGTGAGAACTGTAATCACCGGAGTCCCACTCAATGCGATACCATGTAGGCCTGCTCTCCTGCTCCGTAACGCCATCAACCACTCCTTTGATATCGCCTGTCTTGTGCTTTACGATTGCGCCCACAGCAAATTTAGCCATAACAAGCCCTCTGATTGATGTGCGAGTGAAGAGATAGCGCTCAGAGCCATAATTCCGACTATGAGCCAGATAATAGGATTGGCGTGCATGGTGACTCCGGATAAAGAAAAACCCGCGGGGTGCGGGTTTGTTATGCGTCGAATGGGTTAGGCATCATCACCTCCGAAGTATCCTAACCTTCCTCCGTGGTCGCCAATTACAATCCCGGAAATGAACATTCCGAATAGCCCCACAACAGAAAATGCAATGAAGTTAAATTCAAATCCAGCTACAAATACGCAGACTGAAGCAATAATCAAAAGATACAGCAGCCAGAATTTTCGGTTCACGGCCTCACCTCCTGCTGCGGTGCTGCTGCGAGCATCGTGCGATAAGCAGATGCATGGTAAATGCCATGTGAAACCCAGGCGGCATTAAGCATCGCTGGCGTTGGCTCCTTCGGAACCAGTACCCAACCATCCGGAATCGCCGGAGAGTTGCCAGCGGCACCCTGAAGCATGGCTGCACGATAGGCGTTCCAGCCGACAGCTTTTCCGTGTTCAAACGCGCTGTCAAAGTCATCATCCATTTCCATCGCAGCGGGCACAGATACCGGCGTTGGCGGTTCAGCATATAGCGCCTGACAACTCCACCCTGACCAATGAGCGCCTTCTGCTCGCTCATCATCTTCAGGGCGAACAAGCGTAACCTCGCTCGGGTGTTTTCTGTGTGACCACAGCCACGCTACGGGTTCGGCATTAGCTGGCGCTGGCGTGGCGGTGTAGAGCCTGTCTCCGATTCGCACCCCGGATTTAGGCGCAGGTCCGTGACCGATATATCTCAGGGTAAATCCTTCGCAGACCTCAGCCACAGCCTCCGCTTCGAGCGATGCCTGCGCGATACGCAGAGCAGCCAGGATATTTCCCTGATAATCATCAAGCCCGAAAGGAAGCTCATCACGAACGCTTTCATAATCTTTGATGGCCTGCTGCAGCCATTCTTTGGTAATAGTGCTCATGGGCGAATCTCCGTTCTGCCACCAAGTAAGCGAATTGCCACTCTTTCCCGCAAGGTAAGCGGTCGATGGTGTCCGCGGGCATTAACAATTTCAGGCTTGCCATTAGGCGGATAATTGACCCTGACCGATTGGCCATCCAGCGCGTGAGAGGCTTCAAGCAATGCTGACTTTAAGTGCGCAGGGCACTCTTTCTGCACCTTTTCACCGTCTGAAATTACACCTGCAATGCCCTGAAGCATGCTGGCTAAATTGCTGAGATAATTTTTCATGCTCACTCTCCTTTACCGGCTGCGGCGGCTCGATCAGCTTCGCTCTGCTCCCAGAACCACCGGTGAAGATTCATGAGTTCTTCGTCAAGAGGAGCATATTTACGGTCAAAATAATCCTGGGCGTCTTTCTCCGATTCGTCCGGCAGTTCGCCAGGACCAAACAGCGTGTTATAAATCCAAGCCAGACCCTTTCTGGCGTCGCTAGTTCCTTGCCATTCGATGATTGCGGCTTGCATTACCAGAATGTTTTTCCCGATTAGCAGGTCCAGTTCTTTGTGGCGGTTTTTGATGTATGCGTTGTCGCTCTCCAGCTCAGCAATCCGCTTCTCTGCGGCTTCCAGCTCATCCAGCAGCGCCAGCACATCACGAGTTTCCACGAACATATTCGGGTCGAAGTTATCGACCGCTTTCGCCGCGGCAGATTTCAGTTTGTCGATGTTGCTCATTGGGCGGCCTCCCGCGGGTAATGCTGCATATCTTTTACGCGATAGCGCCTGACCTCTGTTTCATCAACACCGCAGCAAATGCAGAGACAAACTGGCTCAGAGTCGTTGTGAATTTCTTCTTTCTTTCCAACGGTTACAGGCACTTCAACCCAGGTATTGGAGCTAATCTGGCTAATGACTTTATAGACAAACATTTCGTTTGGAACACCAAAGCGTTTTTGCTCAATCAGTGCGTAATCACCAAATTCGAATTCAGGCTTCATGACTGCACTCCTTTGCGAAGCTGGTCGGCGTAGTCTTCGTAAGTCACATAACGACCGTCATCTTCATTGGTGCCGTAATCTTCAAACTCATAACGATTTACACTCATTTCTTTGCCCTCTGGTTTAACCACGCTGTCAAAAATTTGTTCTCGTTCACGCTCTGGAAGCTATTACGCTTCAGCATTTCTTCGCGTGGCATATCGTCAATTGGTTTGAATCGGTGGCGTGCTACCAGCTCGTTTGGCGTAATTCCCGGGTCGTAGTAATTTCCGATCATTGCGCACGCTCCAGGAAGTCGTTAACACCTTCCGCCAGTTCGATAGACAGGTCGTCGATATGAGTTTTGAGTTCATCTAGTGATTGCGCTTCTGACTCCAGAATCTCTTTGTGGCAGATCTCTTTAACGAGCTTGTCGAAGGTGCTGAAGTAGCCGATGCGGGAGATGATTTCGTTGCCAAAGTTCTTGCTCTTTTCGTCTGTGACTGTTTTCTTTTCGCTAAGAACGAGATCAAACTTAGTGCTGGTGATGATGTATTTACTGCCGACTTCGATGTTCAGTTTCATGCTGCTTTCCTCATGTTCATGTCTTGCTTGAGAAGCCTAGACACTCTCGACTTTACAGCCGTGCAACCCAGGCCCATCATTTCTGCGATATCCTTTTGCTGGTAGCCTTCTCGGTATAGTCGAGAAAGGGTTTCTACTTCCTGCTGGCTCCATCTATGCTGGGTGTGGGCGGTAGATAACGAATACTTCTGAGCGAGGTAGTAAAATTGGGCTAACGTAAGACCAAGATAATCAGCTGCGCGTGGCGCGACCATACGGCCGCACACCGCCTTCATTTCTTCAGGAGTGACGTTTAGTTTTCGCATTGGTTATTTGATGAGAAGGGTAGGCTTTCCGAGTTTTAGAGATGCGCCGGGGATTGCGTTACCAGCCTTGAGTTGATGCTTGATGGCTAGCTTGTCTGCCTTGACTGTGGTGACGTATTCAACGTACTCAGAAGGCAGTGAGCCTTCATCTGTGATTTCAACCGACTCTACAGGAGCACGGACCGTCACCTGATGAAGGCCGGCACGAATCTTTTTCTTGCCCATCATTTCCATTGAAGTAGCAATGTAGGCCATGATGTTATCGACCTTGTTATTGATTACCGCCGCACGCTCATTAAGTGTCTTTGCCTCTTCCTTGAGGCGCTCTGCATAACCTGACTCGTTCTTACAGATTGCCAGTAGTTGCTCAATCTTATCTGTAAGCTCACCTTCCATGCCTTCCAGCGTGTCAGCTATCTCGTCGGCTTCAAAGTCAGCATCCATCAACCTGGCATAATCGTTGGCAATCTCATACAGCTTGCTCACTGGTCGCCTCCAGCTTTGCTTTGCATTCCGAGTAGATGGCTTGTACGTTCTGCTGCAGTTTCATGCCTGCAGTACGTTTATACGCATCAGCGAAGATGCGCTTAAGGTCATCCATGGTTTCAGCATGAGCCATATCATCGCAAAGCACCTGAACGTGTTCGATGATTTCCTGCTGGCGCTTACGCTCATCCTCGCGAATATCTTCTTCTGATTTGTGAGGCATAACCGGCTCCTGATGCATCCCTTCATCTTCATTAAGCAGGTGAATAGCGTTATCGAGACGCTGCGCTTTAGGCCAGTATTTGCTGGCTCGCTTGACGATGGTCTTACGTGCCATTTCCTCCCAGAACGTCTTCCATGGGCCATTCTTCGCCTTGCTAGTAGCTTCCACTGCCTTAATTTCTGCCAGGCTCATTTCTTCCGTCAGGTAGTCGCCGTCGGCAGTCTTAACAGTGCAATAACCACCAACAACCTCGCCTCGCTCACCAAACGCGTTGTATTTGTGCGTAGGAGCGCTATCAAGGCCATTTGATTCGTAGGTGTCAGCTGAGTACACCAGCTTGCACTGACCCCACTTAATTGAGCCTGTAGACTGCGCCAGATGAAGCAAACCCATATAGCTGATATCAAGGCACACCATTCCGTCGCGAGGCACCAGATAAGCCAGCTTGCTTGCAGGGTTCAACGTAATGCCAATGGCTGCCACGTTGATGATCGCGTTCTGTGCGCTAGTAGGGTTTGATAGGGCGGTTTTTGCGAGGAAGTCATTCTTCTGGAAATACTGAATCGCAAACTGGCTTTCCTTTGCCCATGTAACTGTCTGCTCAGTTAACGCGCCGCAGAATAGCGGCTCCTGCTGTTTAACAAACTCAACGATATTGCTCATGCTGCATCCTCGTACATATGCTTGCGCAGGAATATGCCGATCGCATACTCAACTTCTACGCGCGGTCTGAAAATGTCCCACATAACCTCGCCAGCGAATTCCTGATAGTTACAGTCCTCTTCGCCTAACCACTCGACTGCATCCTTCGTGTAATCGTCAGGCTTATGAGACTCCAGCATGTTGAGCACCGGGCGCATGTTAGCGCACAGCATCTCAACCTGCTTATCAATCTTGGCGTGGTCTTTATCGCTGAGATTCGCGATGATTTGCTTAATCTCTGTTTTGTCTGTCATCGTCAGGCGCATGTTTATTCTCCTCACGCGGAACTGGAAATACGTCTTTAAGGAGGAGATATAACTCCTCGTCACTCCATCTCTGCTCAGCACCAGTCACGGCTGCACCTTTTGGTTCAGAAACTCAACAAGACGCTCCAGCAAGCTCTTAACGCGAGGCTGCTTGAAGTCTGCTCCGGTCAGAATATTGCGGCGTGAGTGTTGAATGGACGTGATTGCGTCGAAGCTACCCATCGGGGTAGCCCCTGCGAGATATAATGTCTGCATGGGTAGTTCCTTATGTTGTGTGTGATTGCATGAGGCTGAGCACTTGAATAAATGCTCACTCAGATGCGGGAATGAAAAGCCGCACTCAGGCGGCTTCTGTGGCGAGTTCCACAATGTCATCAAGTAGACCTGAAGATTTCAGGTGGGAAAATATCTCCTTAATGCTCATGTTTTCGTATGCTACGGTGGCAAGATGCTCTGCAAATTCCTTCAACTCTCCAGCGCTATTCAGGTCGCAGGTGATAACCGTATCTCCATGGTCAACCTCAACCCTGTAATATTTACGCCCGAATACCTGAGCACCAATTGGGTTTCTGCTTGCAATGCTAATTTCCATACTTTCCTCCAGGCAAAAAGAATGCCGCCCTGACTGCTGGCGGCAAAGACATAACGAGGGATTTCCAATAATCAGACACTATCGAATCGCCTCCGATAGTACGGTGCGGTATTACACCCAATAGCTAACTCCTAACTCAGAGAATTAGCTATCAGCTGCTATTCACGCGCTTTGAGCATTGCATCTGCAAATTTGTAGGCTGCTGATGATGCGTAATTAACAGCGCCATCGGAATCATTGTCGATGATGAGGTGATTACTAATCATTGCCTGCATTGCTTTCGCGGCGAAGTAATCACGCAGAGTCGGTGTTTTCACAGAGATTTCATGCAGTGATTCTGCTGCTTGTAAGTGCGATATCGCGTTACGAGTTTCTGCGCTGCTGTATGACTTTTGGTTGATTACATCTGCGTATGAACGTTTCATCACTCCTCCCCCAGAGCCTTGCTGATGGCTTGCTGTGCTTTATCCTGAGCTCTATCCCAACCGACACCGTAAAGGTCGCCATGCTGCTCTCGGATGTATTTCCATCCAGATAACATGTCTTGCAGAGCTTCTAGCAAATCAGGAGCTGCTGCTATCAGGTTGGCGTTTGCATAATCCTCTTCTGTTGATGTTATGTAAGTACCGACAACGCAGAGAATGTCACCGAAGTCATTCATCACCACTGATGTAGCCATCGATTCTTCGTCATCATGCGCAGACCAAGGGCCTTTGCTTCCCTCAAACTCTTTCATATTCACCTCTGTGGCTTGCTGCCAAAAGAAGGCCGACCATGCGGCCTAATTCAAAATAAGTGCGTTAGATTTCCAGGCTTGCACGGGTACTCAACGTGCTCTCCGTAATCAATAATCAGGTCAGCATCGAACTTAAAACCGCGTCCGTACACGTGTTCATGCCGTGTCATGTAGCTATGACCATGCTTTTCCAGATCATCCATGTACATCTGAGTGATGCGCTTCGAATAATCCTTGCCCCAAAACTTATCTTCGTTGCGCCCCTCAAATCGTGAATGCAATCGATGGAGCTTTACGAAGTCGTACAGTTCGTCAAATGTGACCATAACTACCTCGCTGTAAGCTGTTTACTCTTACGATGGCCAGCTGCGAAAAGCGCAACTTCCGGCAGACATACCGCACCACCTTCAACTTCCTTCTGACGCGTTCCGGCAAGCGAAATGGCTTTGGAAACACGTGTACTGCATGTGCTATTTGCTACCCGGCGTGCAAGAGAAGCGTCCTGCATTGCCTGTTCACGTTGAGCTTGTCTGCGTGCTCTGCGGCGATTTCTGGCGTTATCATCAGCCAGGTAAGTAACGATTATCATGTTGACCTCCAGAGGGTGCACATCCTTGTGCGGCGAGGGTTACTTGTTTTTGCGTCCCCACATCCAGTCACTAACTTCAGACCAGATAGTGAAGCCGAAGCAGATAGCGAAGGTGGTAACTAAACCACCGAGAATTGGGTTGGTCATGATGTCTAACATTTTCTATTCCTCAGGTGATTAGCTTTGGTACTGCCGACATGAGTAAGCGTTTCTGTTTGTCGTTCAGTCCAAAGCCAACTGCTCTTTGGTTCCCGCATTTCGGCGGGACAATACCATCAATGTTAAAGAGCGATTCACCGTCCTGGTGAGTAGTGCGTCCTGCTGATGGAGTAAAATTAGCACCATGCTAAATCGATAGCAAGTGCTAGATGCTAAAAAATTAGCGTGATTTGCTAAAGAGATGTTTTTGAAGGGAAAATAATTTAGCGTAAAGCTGATGTGAAATTTACATTGGGCAACAAAAAACCCGCACTAGGCGGGTTGGATGTATTGCTGTGGAGGTATTAGTAGGTTACGGATGACCAGAAGACGCGGCCAATCACTCGAATATCAGATGATGGTCTTATTTCTTCAGGGTGCTCTTCGCTGTTGTAACTCCTGATCCGAATCATTCCACCAGGCATTGCATACAGCAGTTTTACACGTAGTAAATCGCCGTAGTCGATAGCATACATCTTGCCGTCTTTAACTTCCTTGCAGCCAGTATCAACTCCGACCGTAGAACCGTTAGGCAGCACCGGTTCCATACTATTACCGATAACCTCAACACATACAGCGTTAGTGAACTGTATGTTCAGTTTTCGAAGTGTTGATTTTGCGAATCTCAACTTATATCCATTATGGTCTTCACGAAAGGTGCTTCCAGCTCCTGCAGCCAACTGTACTTCCTTCAGGAACGGGATCTCAACTTCATCATCATCCAGTGATGTCTGGTTATCCCAAGGCTCAATCCCACCGATTATCTTAGCTTCACCTCGATTCTCGGCTTCCTCTAACTCTGGATGCAATTGATCTAACCAGCCATGTTGAAGGTTTAGGTTTAGTTCAATTTTGCGAGCAAGGTCATCACCTAAATTTCGTACTGCTTTTTCACCCAGTATCTGGCTGAGGGTAGAGGGTGACGTGCCGACCTTTTCTGCAAAGTCAGCTTTCGTGATTCCACTGCGGATAGCAAGGTTCTGCTGGTAGCGGAGGTTGGTCCGCCTGATGTCTTTTATGTCCATGCTCAAATCATCCCATCTTTTAGCACGGCGATAAATATGCATAAAGCTAAACTCTCTCTTGATTTAAATTTAGCGTGACGCTAATATTTGTATTGTGCATTAGCAGATGGAGCACCTATGGAAACCAACGTTAAGCAGTTTGAACAGATGAATGATCTGCTTCGCTGGAGAAAACAGGCCTCCAAGGAAGATTGGGAAAAGCTGGCGAAGCTTGCCAATACAACTCCTGGGAACCTGGACCAGCTGGCTTATGGATATCGCGGAGCATCCGCACAGAAGGCAAGTGACATTGCAAACGCATCCTTGAACTTCCGATTCCCAAAGCCTGTAACCAAAGAAGCAATCGCCTTTCCTCCAGTACGGAAAGTGACGAGTAATAAAGCAGCTTAAGCAGTACCGCTCTTTAACAGCTCTGGCCTCATTCCCGCCGAAATGCGGGGATAAACCAACGCATCAAACGATGCGTATTTACTTATTAACTAAGGAAATCATACGAAATGGACTATGCAAGAGAACGCAAGATCGCAAAGCGAATTGAAAGCCAGTTGCTGAATAAGCTGGCGATGGTAGGACAGACAAGGCTTGCTAGTTTCATAGGCATGAATGAAGCAGCTATTAGCCGCATGAAGTTTGCAGCCGGAAGGCAAAAGCACAGCTTCTTTGAGCTGATGAGCATGGTAATGGCAATGCTGGAAGTAGAAGCGCCTGAATCAGATATCGCGAAGAGGCTGCTGAGAATTGAGCAGCTATTAACAAGCAAAAAACGCCCAGCGGTAACTGAGCGTTCAGAGCAAATCACATTGGATTTTTGAGTCACTGTGTTACGTCAACAACACATTCAACAGGAGTAATTATATGCGAAAAAATACCGAATTGCACAAAGAAGTTAAGCGCTCACGCTTCCTTCAATCCATCGATTCTAAAACCGCAATGATGTTTTCCAGCGTAGCTAAGTTTGAGCTTATGAAATCTGAAGCTAAGGCGCTCCTGAAGGGTTTGCCAGTTGAAGACGGATATACGTTTATTCCAAATTCCTTCCTCGAAAGGCTTCTCAAGCAGGACTTCTCTGTAGAGCAGTTCAACGAGATCCTGAAAGTATTCCGCGAGGGTCGATAGCCATGGAAAGCACTGCAATTGTTTACGATTTCAGCGCCGCACACGAGCGCAGGAGTTCCCGGATGGAAAACCAAAAACAGGGTCACTTTGCTCTGTTCAGGAGTCTTCTGTCAAAGGATTGGGCGACTGATACAGCCAAGTTTGCATTGTGGGTAAGGATTATCGGTCTTGCTCAGTACAAGCCACGTAGCGTTGAATTTGACGGCGTGAAATGGGACTTACAGCCTGGGCAGCTTGTAACGAAAATCCCCTACCTGGCGAGGAAACTTAAAGACTCTCAAGGTAATGAGAAATCCGCTAAACAGGTTCGCGACATGCTCGAATTCTTCGCAAAAGAGAAGATGATCACGTTCGCAGGGAACCGTCATGGAACCGTGATTTCGGTCATAAATTACACAGATTATCAGGCCGATTTTGAGGTAACAAAGCAGGTAGCTAACGAGGTAACAAACAAACCTAGCATTTACGCGGCCTCGGAGGTTGTTGGGGTAACAAAGCAGGTAACAAACGAGGTAGAACAGAGTAAGAAGTTATTAGAACAAGAATATAAAAACACTACCCAAACCCACGAAGTGGGATTGTCTGGTGATGAAAAATTAACACCCCGTCAGAAAGGCACTAACCCACGTGCTAAGAAAACAAACAAGCGCTCAGCGCTACTGACATTCGACCGTGAGCGTTTCAAGGAGACGTGGAACTGCAAAGCAAAACGTCTCGGAATGCCAACCATTCTAAGCATCACCAAAACCACTGAGGCCGGAATAAATCGCCTCTGGGAATCCTACCTGAAGCAGTGCAAAGAGCTTGGCAAGGAGCCACGTGATATCGACAGCATCCTGAACGGATACATCGAGCACGGCTATCAACCTACGCAGTGGGCGCTTGGCGGCAACCCTGAAGGCAAGGTTTACGGGATTGATACTGCCCTGACGCAGAAGAAGATTGACGAGATTTTAGGAGCGGGAAGCTGATGGAAAGCTACGACTTTGAGCACCAATTGGTTGGTTCGATGATGGTCAAGGGCGATCACATCGACTGCCGCGAAATTGCTGGGAAGCTACCTGCTGATGCATTCGAGAACTTCCACCTGAAAAGCATGTACCAGGCCATTGTGACGTTGCTGAACAAGGCCGAACCGGTAGACATGTTTACTGTGAAGGACGCTGTTCCAGCTGCAACGAAGGACTTTGTGGTTGAAGTGGCATGTAAGTGCTCATCAGCAGCAAATATCCGTGGCTGGGCTAAGCGTGTTCGACAGTGCTGGATGTTACGCCGGGGTGAGGCTGAACTGAAGCGAGCAGCAGAACTTCTGGCAGGTGCTGGAACGCATGACCTGAATGACCGTATCGCTGAAGTAAGCGGGATCCTGTCAAAGCTTCAGTTCGAAACAAACGACAAGCTACCGCGCCGCATCGGTGACTTGCTGGACGATTACATGGTTGTCCTGGAAAACAGGATGAAAGGAGAGGAATCAGGCCTGTACCTCAAGACTGGTATTCAGCCTATGGACGATGCATACGGTGGACTGGACAGAACGGACCTGATTGTAATCGCTGGTCGACCTGGAATGGGTAAAACGGAACTTGCCATCAATATCGCCAACTCAGTTGGGAGGCAGAAAGGGAAGGGACTGCTTATCTCGATGGAAATGTCGGATATGCAGGTAGTAGAGCGTCACGTAGCTGACCGCGCAGGATTATCGGTAGGCACGCTGCGAAACCCTCTCAACATGATACAGGAGCAATACACACGCCTTACTGCAGCAACGGGAACTCTTCTTGATGAAGATAACCACGTCATAGATGGTTCTTTCAGCGTTGATGAGTGCATAGCTCACGCAGAGCGTATGAACATGGACGGCGGCCTGAGCTTCCTGGCTATCGACTACCTCGGACTCATTGAGAAGCCATCAAACATTCCAGAGCATCAGGCCATCGCTGACATCACCAGAAAGCTTAAGCAGTTCTGCCTTCGTAATAAGGTTCCTGTGATTTTGCTGGCACAGCTTAACCGTGGTCCAGAAGGTCGTCAGGAAAAACGCCCAGGATTGGGAGACCTGGCTAAGTCAGGCGCTATTGAGCAGGATGCAGACGTAATCATCTTCCCTTATCGCGATGAAGTGTACGACGAGAACAGCAACATGAAAGGAATCGCGGAAATCATCATCGGTAAATATCGATCTGGTCAGCCACAGACGTTCTACATGGGATGGAGGAACGGTCACTTCGTGAATATTGACCAGCAGGAAGCAGCCAAACAGTACGCGAAAAATACCGCAGAAACTCCTAAATCAGACTGGAGGGGCTAGTGAATGCATTTATCAACCAGAGACTGAGAGAGGTGCGAACATGAGCAAAATGAAGAAAAAATTTAACTGGCTTAAAAATGCAATATTAAACCGCAAAGAATACCGATCGCTTTCATGGTGGGAAAACTTCATGGGTGGACATATTAGCCTGGGCCCTGTGACTTTCTACGGAGAAAACGCTATGCGTTGGGCGGTGAATATCAGAACTAAACGATGGGGTTATATCTGCTTCCGACTTCCATTGCGATGCTTTGGCAGATGGTGGCCAGTGTATTTCTATTGCTCACCAAACGGAACTCCTTGGGCGGCAACATTCAAGCTGCCAAAACATATCGACTAACACCCCAGCACGTTGATGGAGAGGAATGATGACAACGATTGGCATTCTTTACGATGAGTGGACAAAAGAGCGATTCAGGCGTCATTACAAGATGGCAAAGGTTATCCGCAACAAGCCCTATCGTAATGACTACCGCCAGGTCATGGCAAAGAACATGCAGAAGAATATCGACAAGATATTCCCGCGCGGCAAAGCGGTGTGGCGCTTACTTAAAACAAGCAGAGCTATTTGGTGATGGAGAAGAATATGGACGAATCAAGAAAGCAGTTTTTGGAATGGTTTGGCAAAGAATTCGAGTCGATTAACAACAGCGAAGAGCTTCACGTACAAGCCATTAAGATGATTGCTTGGCAGGCGTGGCTAGAGTCAAGAGCGGTAATTGCCAAAGCTATTAATCAAAAAGGTGAGCGAAATGACTGAAGATTTTAAAGCATGGTTTGCCAAAAACTTTCCTCCGCATTTATGGCCAGTTGAGGAAGAGCGGCAGGAAGTAATGACCTACACCTGGTTAGCATGGCGAGACGCCATCCGCGCAGCTGGAATCAAAGTGAAGGAGTGAGTATATGCCATTCATCAAATTAACCATGCAATGCAGCATCTATCAGCCGCCAAGCACAAGCGCGATAGAAAGCACCAGAAGCGCATATGAGCCCTTATACGTTAATTCTGACAACATCGAAACTCTGTTTGAAGCCGGAATTACGATTGTAAGAATGGCAAGTGGTGAGCGGCTCGATGTTATCGAGAAACCAGAAGCCATTTTGGCGTTAATTAATCCATGCGTGCAGAGGGTGAGTCATGAGGAAACTAACGTTTGAACTAAGAAGCCCCATTCATCAGCAGAACGCCATTCAAGCCATACAGCAAATCTTCCCCGACCCAACCAAGCCAATCGTAGTTACCATCCAGGAACGCAACCGAAGCATCGATCAAAATCGAAAGCTCTGGGCCTGTCTTGGTGATGTCTCGCGGCAGGTAGAATGGCATGGTCGATGGCTGGATGCGGAAAGCTGGAAGTGCATCTTCACCGCAGCGTTAAAGCAGCAAGACGTTGTGCCTAACCTTGCCGGCAACGGATTTGTGGTGATAGGCCAGTCAACCAGCAAGATGCGCGTAGGCGAGTTCGCTGAGCTTCTGGAGCTTATTCAGGCATTCGGTGCAGAGAAGAATGTTAAGTGGTCTGACGAAGCCAGATTAGCACTGGAGTGGAAAGCCAGATTCGGAGATGCGGCATGATATGAAGATGACATGGTTTCACCATCACGACCTTACCAATGAAGAAGCAACTCAGTTAATCACCGCCTACCAATCCCGCAACGTAAAAACTCAACGAACGCTAAGCGCAGACCCTCGGCTATGGGTGGTTTCTGCCTTATTGCCAGAGTACGCCAGCGAGCCAAAGGGTAGGAGTCAGTATCAATCGAGGATTTGGCAATGAGTACAGCAGACGATGATTATCGTGAAAGACTCGAAGACCTGTTCGATGACATGGAAAGCGATGGAGTGGATGCCACAAGAATGCTCATGAGTGCCGTGGCCAGTCACGTTGAAGGCGCGCTGGAAGCTGAAGGAGGCGACGCATACATGTATCAGTTCGAAGACATGAACTTAATCATAATTATCCAGCCGCCTGATGACGTGCCGGAAGAAACCACAGCAGCGAGGGTGCATTGATATGGACTATTCACAGTTATCAGACCAAGAAATTAACGCAATGGTGGGAAAAATAGTCAGCAAAGATGATCTCTCAATTATCGCATCAGATGGAAATGCTGTTATCCATGAATATGCAGATTGTGGTGAGTTCAAGGGAATATGTCTTGGCTGGAAAGTTTTCGACCCATGCCATAGCCCGGCAGACGCATGGCCGATTATTGTTGAGAGCAAGATAATGCTATCGCCACACTGTGCTGATGATGAGTGGAAAGCTCAGATTCATTTGGGGCGGGTTGGCATATTTGATAACTATGCAAGCGCTTGGAATAAAAACCCTCTTCGCGCCGCCATGATTGTCTTCCTCATGATGCAGGACGCCAAACATGCTTAGCCAATCAGAAGCCCAATCCTACGAGCAGCAGAGCATACGTCGAACGCTGTGCGCAGGCTGCACGAAGGAGCTATCAGATGGCGAGGTTTATTGCTGTGAAGAATGCGCCTCACTGGCAATAGCGTATCGCGACCCTAACGGATTTATGGTGGAGGAAGATGATGAGTGAGTTACGCGCGGGTGGGCTGGCAATAGTTCTTCCATGCCTTACTGGAGAATGCGAGATACCTTCAGAGTGGGTTGGAACTTGCGTGAAGTTAATCCGGTTCGTGAAGGCAGGTGAAGGAATATTTGATTGCCCAGAACTTAATAATGGCAGGCCTTTTAAGCACAGCAGCTTCTCTGTATGGGTTGTTGAAAATAGCTCACTGAGAGGGACTGTGACTCCGAAATATCTTATGCCAATCGACGGAGAAGACTTCTCTAACGAAGATGAGCGACAGAAGGAGTTGACCAATGGCTAAAGCCCCACGGCGTAAATGCAAAGTCTGCAATGAGTGGTTCCACCCGTCATTCTCAAATCAGTGGTGGTGCAGTCCGGAACACGGAACAGAATTAGCAATAGAGCGACGAAGCAAGGAGAGAGAAAAAACAGAGAAAGCAGCAGACAAGAAACGACGACGAGAATATCAGCAGCAGAAAGACAAGTTAAAGATTCGAAAGCTCGCCTTAAAGCCCCGC